ACGCAGCCGTTGTATTTCCTGATCACCACGGCCGGCACCGACACCCACAGTATCTGCTATGAGACCCACCAGAAAGCAAAAGACATTCTGGAAGGCCGGAAGATCGATACTACTTTCTATCCGGTCATCTATGGTGCGGACGAAAGCGAGGACTGGTCAGACCCGAAAGTGTGGAAGAAGGCGAACCCGTCCCTGGGCATCACGGTGTCTATGGAAAAGGTGAAGGACGCTTTTAACTCCGCAAGGCAGAATCCGGGCGAGGAGAACGCTTTCCGGCAGCTCCGGCTGAACCAATGGGTGAAGCAGAGCATCCGCTGGATGCCTATGGAAAAATGGGATGCCTGTGCTTTTCCGGTGAGCGAGGATTACCTGGAAGGAAGAGTCTGCTACGGCGGGCTGGATCTTTCCAGCACCACGGACATCACGGCCTTCGTGCTGGTGTTCCCGCCGCTGGATGAGGAAGACAAATTTCAAATCCTGGCTTTCTTCTGGATACCGGAAGAAAACCTGGAACTGAGGGTGCGCCGTGACCATGTTCCCTATGACGTGTGGGAACGGCAGGGATTCCTGCTGACCACGGAAGGCAATGTGGTTCATTACGGCTTTATTGAAAAATTCATCGAGCGCCTGGGCGAGCGTTTTCACATCCGGGAGATTGCATTCGACCGCTGGGGCGCAGTGCAGATGGTGCAGAACCTGGAAGGGATGGGTTTCACCGTGGTCCCCTTCGGACAGGGCTTTAAGGACATGAGCCCGCCGACCAAGGAACTGATGAAGCTGACTCTGGAACAGAAGATCGCCCATGGCGGCCAGCCGGTCCTGCGGTGGATGATGGATAACATCTACATCAAGACTGACCCGGCCGGGAACATAAAGCCGGACAAGGAAAAATCCACGGAGAAGATTGACGGGGTGGTGGCCACGGTCATGGCCCTGGACCGGGCGATCCGCTGCGGGAATGAAATCAGCGAGAGCGTCTATGACGGCAGGGGGATATTGTTGCTGTAAAAGTAAAAAAGCCGGGTTTCCGGCTTTTTTACTCTCGTGTTTTCAATAAGGTATTACTTTTTGGATTTCTCTTGGTGGTATTCTTTGCTATTTCATTCAGTCTTTTCCATATCTCCCGCCGTTCTTCGTACAGCTTCCCGGCATCTGCCAATGCCTGCAGAAATTCTGGCCAGAGCTTATGTTGATTATTTATAACGACAGTATCATTGGCACTCACGACGATAGCGTTATCAAATTCTTTAGGGTTGATATTAGCAATTTGAAATGTACCAAAGCTGTGCCGGCGAATAGGGAAGTGAAGACCGACGAACCTGTGAAGTACATGTTTGTTTTCTCCGTCCCCACATGATAACTCCGTAATGGCGGGTATGTAACGATCTCCAAAAGTCGAACAGTGCAATAAGATAAGATCAGGTCCTTTTGCATCACATTGAAAATCCAGTTTCAAACGATAACCGCCGACATTGTGTTCAAAAAGTTTGAACAGCGCTTGACCAGAATATTGCCCTTTTGCATTTTGGCTGATAGTTATTTTTACCCGTCGGGGATGTTTTGCCACATACTCGTCCACATACTCGGCCGCGACTGTATTGGGCAATAACAGAAATCCCAGCATGCCAACAAGCAGAAAGATTTTTTGCATCCGATTGTGTAATGAATAATTGTCCATTTTTATTCTTCAGATTTGCGGGTTTTACTTTAGAAAACGTGTTCTACATGCCGGTGTCCGTGGCGGTCACGCCAGATTCTGTCCAAATGCCTGTGGCCACGATGGTCAAGCCATCTGTGTTCCCTAACAAGTACATAACCGTGATGATGCCTGAACTCGTGCAGCGGTTTGTGATTTTCCACTTTATGCAGTGGGGCCGGTGGAGGGGTTTTCGGCTTTGGGGCAGCTTCAACGCTGGACAGACCCATGATGCCGGTCAAGGCTACAACAGCTAATACTCCGCTCAACATTTTCTTCATATCGATCAACCTCCTTCGTTTTTGTTGTTTATACTATAACGTAATAATCGTTCAAAACTATGGCTAAAGTAGTACAAATTTTTGTCATTTCGTTAGCACTTACTGAAAGGTAAGTGCTTTTTTCATGCCCATTTTAAGGAGGACACATGAGTATTTTTAGCAGATTCTACGAAAAATTCTTCCATTCTCGCGACAAACCCCAAAACTCGCTGTCCGGTACCCTGCAGTACTACTTTGGACGGAGTGCGGCAGGGCAGACGGTGAACCAGCGAACCGCCATGCAGGTCACGGCGGTGTATGCCTGCGTAAGGATTTTGGCGGAATCCATCGCGGGACTGCCGCTGCATGTGTACCGCTACAAGGACCAGGGAAAAGAGATGGTCACTGACCATCCGTTATACCCGTTGCTCCATGACGAGCCGAACCCGGAGATGACCAGTTTCATCTTCCGGGAGACCCTCATGGGGCATCTTTTATTGTACGGCAACGCTTATGCCCAGATCATTCGGGACGGCTACGGCAGGGTGAAATGGCTGTACCCGCTTTTGCCTGAAAAGATGGATGTGAACAGGGATGAGGACGGGCAGCTCGTCTACACCTACACCCGCTATCTGGATGAGTTCAATGGAAAGCAGCGGTACGAGCAGGTGAATCTCCGGCCCGACCAGGTGCTGCATATTCCCGGCCTGGGCTATGACGGGCTGATTGGGTATTCCCCGATCGCCATGGCCCGGAACGCCATCGGCATGTCCATGGCGGCGGAGGAGTACGGTTCGTCATTCTTCGCCAACGGGGCTACGCCTGGCGGCCTTCTGGAACATCCCGGCGTGGTGAAAGACCCGGAGAAGTTACGGCAGAGCTGGCATGCGCAGTTCAGCGGGAAGAACAGCCACAACGTGGCGGTGCTGGAAGAGGGCATGACCTACAAGCAGATGTCCATCTCGCCCAATGAGGCGCAGTTTCTGGAGACTCGGAAATTCCAGATCGATGAGATCGCCCGGATATTCCGTGTGCCTCCCCATATGGTGGGCGACCTGGACAAATCCAGTTTCTCCAACATCGAGCAGCAGTCCCTGGAATTCGTGAAGTACACGCTGAACCCCTGGGTGATCCGCTGGGAACAGGCGATGCACAAAGCGTTGCTTCTGCCCTCGGAAAAACAGCAGTACTTTATCAAGTTCAATGTGGACGGGCTGTTGCGAGGCGATTACCAGAGCCGGATGAACGGGTACGCGGTCGGCCGGCAGAACGGCTGGCTCAGTGCCAACGACATCCGGGAGATGGAGAACATGGATCCGATTTCCGAAGAGGAAGGCGGGAACCTGTATCTCATCAACGGGAACATGACGAAGCTGAAGGACGCCGGGCTGTTTGCCAACAAGCAGCAACCGGCCGGAAAGAACGGAGGTAACAACAAGTGAAGAAGAAATTCTGGAACTGGGTACGGAACGAAGATACCGGCAGCCGCACCCTTGTACTGAACGGCCCGATTTCGGATGAGACCTGGTATGGCGATGAAGTCACACCGGGTCTTTTTCGTGAGGAGCTGAATGCCGGTGAAGGCGACATCACGGTATGGATCAACTCGCCAGGTGGCGATGTGTTCGCTGCGGCCCAGATCTACAACATGCTGAAGGACTATTCCGGCAACGTGGATGTCCGCATCGACGGGCTGGCGGCTTCGGCAGCGTCGGTCATCGCCATGGCGGGCAACAGGGTCTCCATGTCCCCGGTGGCCATGATGATGATCCACAATCCCATGACCATCGCCATGGGCGACCAGAAGGTCATGCAGCAGACCATCGACATGCTGGGGGAGATCAAGGAAAGCATCATCAACGCGTATGAGCTGAAGACGGGCCAGTCCCGGACGAAGATCGCACACATGATGGACGAAGAGACCTGGTTCAACGCAAAGAAGGCGGTGGAGCTGGGTTTCGCAGACGACATCCTGTTCACGGATGAGGAACAGAAAGCACCGGAAGCGGTGCTGTTCGCAAAAGTCGCAGTGGTGAACTCACTGCTGGGCAAGTTTCCTGTTACAGACAAAATCCCGGAAAACGATGACCGGGTTGATGTAAAGCCGCTCATGGAACGGCTGGAAAAGATAAGTCATTAAGGAGGAAAACACAATGGCTATGAACATTAATGAGATGATTGAAAAACGCGCGAAACTGTGGGAATCCACCAAGAAGTTCCTGGAGGACCATACCGACAAGGACGGCAAGATGACCGCCGCCGACGCGGAAGCGTATGAGAAAATGGAGGCCGACATCGCCGAGATGGGCAAGACCATCGCCCGCCTGGAAAAGCAGGCCGAGATGGACAAGAAGCTGGCGCAACCGACTTCCAGGCCGCTGACCGGCAAACCCCGGACGGCGGAACCGGGCGCGGATGAAAAGAAAGGGACGGCGTCCGATGCGTACCGCAAGGCGATGTTCACGGCGATCCGTACCAAGTTCCGCGACGTATCCGACGTCCTGCAGGAAGGTATCGATGAATCGGGCGGCTATCTGGTGCCTGACGAATATGATAAGCGCCTGATCGATGTACTGGACGAAGAAAACGTCCTGCGTGGGCTGGCAACGAACATCCGTACCAGCGGGGAACGCAAGATCAATATCGCGGCAACCAAACCGGCGGCCCTCTGGGTAGAGGAAGGCGGCGCGCTGACCTTCGGCGACGCGACCTTCGACCAGAAACTGCTGGATGCCCACAAGCTGCATGTGGCCATCAAGATCACCGAGGAACTTTTGGCGGATAATGCGTTCCAGCTGGAAGACTATATCATCACGCAGTTCGGCAAGGCGATCGCCAACGCAGAAGAAGATGCCTTCCTGAACGGGGACGGCGAAGGGAAACCGACCGGCGTATTTAAGGATGCCCTGGTCGGCGTGACCATCGGCACGGTGGACATCGATGCGGATGACGTCATCGACCTGATCTACAAGCTGAAACGCCCGTACCGCAAGAATGCGACTTTCATCACCAACGACAGCACCCTGGCTGTGCTGCGCAAGCTGAAAGATGAGAACGGCAACTACCTGTGGCAGCCGAGCCTGCAGACCGGTGAGCCGGACCGTATCCTGGGATACGGCATCCGTACCTCCCAGTTTGCGCCGAAGCTGGCTGCCGGTAATGTAGCGCTGGCTTTCGGTGATTTCAGCTACTACAACATCGGCGACCGCGGCCAGCGTACCCTGCAGGTACTGAAAGAGCTGTTCGCCGGGAACGGCATGGTGGGTTACGTGATGAAGGAACGCGTGGACGGCCTCCTGGTCCTGCCGGAAGCCGTGCAGGTACTGAAAGTCGCTGCAGCATCCGCTGGCGGAGGTAACGCAGGCGGCGGTGCTAATGCCGGTGGCGGAGAATCCGGTGGAGAGTCCGGCGGTGAATCCGGCGGCAACGAAGGCGGCGGGGATTGATTTATAAGGGATGGTGATGGTCATGCTTCTGACACTGGCGGAAGTGAAGAACTACCTGCGGGTAGATACGGATGAGGAGGACAGCCTGGTTACCGGGCTGTCCAAATCGGCAGAGAAGCTGTGCATGGATGTGGCCCGGATAGAGGATGCGGAGGAATTCGCAGCCCTGGGGGATACGGCAAAGACCGCGGTTCTGTATACGGCAGCGTATCTGTACGAACACCGGGAGGAAGCTGACCATCACGCCCTGACCCTGACGCTGCGGTCCCTCCTCTTCGGTGTACGGAAGGAGGGATTCTGACGTGGAAATTTCCAAGCTGAGTCACAGGGTGACGATCCTGCGGAAGACGCTGGGAACGGATGAAGGCTTGGGCGCTCCCGTCACCTTCACGGATGCCGGGAAAGCCTGGGCTGAATTCCTGCAGCAGCGGGTGACGACAGGAGTGGTAGCGGATGACGGGGCAGCGGTGTTAATCACCCAGGGCATCCGTATCCGGCCGCGCCTGATTGAAAAAGGCTGGCGCGTCCGGGACAAGGACCATACCTATGAGGTCATCGATGTGGACCGTTCCAATCCGTCCGTCTATGTACTGACCACCCAGGAGGTGCGGACATGAGCGGGGTGTTCACTGTCCGTGTGAACATGGGCGAGGTCATCTCCAGGGCGGTGCGGGATATCGACAAGTACGATGCGGAAAAGCAGAAGCGGATCCGCAAGGTGATTGCTGACGGCACCAAGGCCGTAAGGGACCGTGCTGTCCAGGTTGCGCCGAAAGGGCCTACCGGAAAGCTGCGGAAGGGTATCAAGAGTTCCCTGGTGGGCGACGGGCGGGAAGGTATCGTCACTTCCACGGCGCCGCATTCACCCTTGGTGGAACTTGGCACGGGAGACCGGGTGACCTATGCCCGGAAGGGGAAGATCCTGAAGTTCACCTGGAAGGGCAAGGTCAGGTATTACAAAGGCCCGCTGAACACAGGACGGATGAAACCCCAGAAGTTCCTGCGCAAGGCGGCTGACCAGGAATGGCCGCGCATCGTCAAAAACATGGAGGACGCATTGAAATGATTCTGATTAAAGACATCCCGCAGGTTCCTTTAAGGACGGCGCTCTTTAAGTTACTGAAAGACTGCCAGACCCATGATGTGCATGGGGACGTGCCGGAACGGGCGGCACTTCCGTACATCACCCTGGGAGCCATGAGTTTCAAGCCCCTGGGGAACAAGACCACGGTCATCTGGCAGGCGACCGCCAGCATCGAGGTGTGGGCGGACGGGAACCAGAAGCGGGAGATGAACGACATCCTGAACGATATCTGCGTTCTGCTTTCATATTACGGGACTGAACTGGAAATCGAAGGATACAAGGTTATC